CGCCATGGCGCACATAGGCTTCGAAGGCCGCCTTGTGCTGGAGCACAGCACCGCTGCGGAAGATGCTGCCGCCCAGTTGCGGCCGCGCCGATTTGAGCGTGAGCTCGTCGACGACGGCCTTGTGCTGATCGATGGCGCTATTGATGCGATCGAGCTTCTCAAGCGAGAGCACGTCCACCGAGAGGCGCTTCTCGATCGTGTCGATACGTTCGTTGTTCTGTGCCTTGAACGCCTCGAAGGCGTGCATGAAGTCGTCGAAGGCGAAGGCCACGTCGTCGCCCGTGGCGCTTGTGCCCGCACCGCCGGGGTCCATGCCGTCACTATTCGCCTTGATCTCGATTGCTTCCGAATGCTGTTCGCTCATTTCAATTCCTCTTTTCGCTTGCTCGCAGGGAACGGGCGGCGCGGCGCATCGCAATTGCAAGCCGCGTCGATTTTGGCCTCCCACTGCCGCATTGAGGCGGCGATTGCGCCTGCCTCCGCTTCACCGTGCTCACCCGCGCTTGCGGCAGCATGGGGAAGGTGACGATGGAGATCTCCCACAGGTCGATCTTGTCGAGCCGGCGCACGCCGCTGTTGGGGTCGGTGCGACCCTTCACCGTGCGAAAGCCGATGGACAGGCCGTCGAGCGCGCCGGCGCGCATCAGGCTCAACACCTCGCGCGCGCGCGTCACCTCCGGCATCAGCCGCCCGCGGACAAACAGACCCTTCCCGTCCTCGCGCAGCTCCAGCCACACCCCGATCGGCTCATTGGGGTCGTGCTGGAACAACAGCTTCACGCCCTGAAGCCCGCGCGCCACCAGGCTCTCGCGGAACGCGCCCGGCATGACCAAGTCCTGACCGAGATCGACCTCGCCGAACAGGCTCGCATAGCCGCAGAACGTGCCGTCAGCCTCGACGGATTTCAGGTCCACGGGCGCGAACTTCACCTCGCGCACCGGCAATCTCTCGCCGAATCGTTGCAGCATCTTTCAGATCCTCGATTGCGCGGTTAGGGCGCCGCACTCGAAAACTGGTCGCCACCCTCGATCGCGCTGTAGCCCACGGCGGTGCGTTTCTCGTTGACGGTGAGGAAGTCGCTGCGGCGCACCCGCTCCCACAGCGCCTCGCGCTCCGTGCTCAAGGCCTCCACTGCATCGAGATCGGGGCGCAGCTCCAGCGCCGCACCACCAGGCTCGCCGCCGAACGCAGCACCCAGCCAGCCGGACAGCGCCTTGGCGGTACGGCTCACCAAAGGCAGCACCGTCTGCCGCCAGAAGGTGCGGTTGGCCTCCGCGTAGTTGGCATACGTGTTGTCGCCGGGGATGCCGAGCAGCATTGGCGGCACGCCCAAGGCCAGCGCCACCTCGCGCGCGGCGGTGTGCTTGGCCGCGATGAAATCCATGTCCTTGGGTGAGAAGGCCATCGCCTTCCAGTCGAGGCCGCCTTCCAGCAGCAGCGGCCGGCCGGCGTTCTTGGCGCCTTGAAAGCTCTCCTCGAGTTCGGCTTTGAGCCGCTCGAACTGCTCCGGCGTGAACTGACCGTCCTTGGCGGTGTAGACCAGCGCACCGGAGGGGCAGGCGGAATTGTCGAGCAGCGCCTTGTTCCACGCGCCGGACGCATTGTGGATGTCGATGCTGGCGGCCGCGGCCTCCAGCGGGCTCATGCCGTAATGGTCGTTGAGCGGGTGGAACAGCGCCATGTGCAAGATGGGCGGCGCGCCCGCATCCTGTTGGAAGCGCACAGTCTGCCCGCCCACCGTATAGTCATAAGCGTCCGGCCAGCCGTCCGGTCCGGGCACCACCTTCATGCGATCGGGACGCAGTACGTGCAGCTCGCGCACCCGGCCCCCCAGAGACACGGCTTCCAGATACGCGTTGCCCGCCACGAGCAGATGCCCGTACCAGGCCTCGAACAAATCGGGCGCGCATTGCGCGGGGTTTGGCTTGGCGAGCAGCGTAAGCAGCGGGTGGGTGTCGATCTCGGCCTCGCCCTGGAACAGGAACAGCGGCACGGACGCCGCGGCTTCCGCGATCATCCGCACCGCGCGATAGACCACGGCGTTCTTGGCGAAGCCCTCGCGGGCGAGCGCTGCGAAATCTCGCGGCGTCCAGATGGGCTGACCGCACGACTGCAGCGCGATCAGCTTCCCCGTCAGGCTCGCTTTGGCTTCCAGCTCGTCCGGCGTGCCGAGAAGCCGGCTGAGTATTCTGCGCAATCGTGATGGCATCGTTCGCCCTAATCTCATGCGTCATGGCCGGGCTTGTCCCGGCCATCCACGTCTTAGGTTCTCTGGCTTTGAAACGTGGATGCCCGGCACAAGGCCGGGCATGACGGTGTGAAATAAATTGTCTCTACACCCAGCGGATGCGCGGCTCGGGCGCGTGCTTCAGGAGAAGCTCGGTCAGCGCCCAGACGAGCGCATCCACCCGGTCGGGGCTCGCCCCCGCCGCCAGCCCCTCCGGGCCGAAATCGCTCATCTCGTCCTCGAGCTCCGGGAACGCGCCCACATGGGCCACGCGTCCCTGCTCATAGAGCGCCGCCACCGGCTCGGCCCGCAGCCACTTGCCGCGCGTCGCGCGCACCGGCTTGACCGGGATCGACACATCGATCTGGCGGATCACCGTCTCGACGAGATCGCCGCCCTGATTGACTTCCACCACGATGCGGTCGGCGGCAAAGCGCCGATAGGCGGCAACGACCTGTGCCGCCCAGCCGAGCGGCCGGGCCCCCTGCACCGAGGCGTCCTCAAGCACATAGGCACGGCCGTCCGCCCCAAGCCCCGCCACGATGACGCCGCAGGCATCCGCGCGCGGGCTGCTTCCCACCGGCGGATCGACCGCGACGACGATGCGCGTCAGCTCCGGTGCGAAGCGCACGCGACACTGTTCGATCAGCGCGCGCGGCCAAAGCGCGTCGGGGCGATCCTCGAGCAGCTCCGCGTCAAGCTCCTGCCGTCCGAGCCGCGTGCCGCGATAGCGACCGACGATCGCTTCCAAGAAACTCGGCGCCAGATTGGCGGCGTTGGCCGACGTCGAGACGCGCGTGAGCGCCGTGCTCGGATCGGCCATCAGCGCCTTGATCAACGGCGTGGGCCGGGGCGTCGTCGTCACCAATTGGCGCGGGGCGCCCCCGAGGCGCAAAGCAAATTGCAGCATGTCCCAAGTGGCATCGGGCCGGCGCCATTTGCCCAGCTCGTCGCACCAGGCCGCGTCGAATTGCGGACCGCGCAAGGACTCCGGGTCCTCCGCCGAGACCAGCTGCGCCACCGCGCCATTCGCCCAGCTCAACCGCCGCCGCGACGGCTCAAACAGTGGCCGCGCGTCGGGCTGATGCACACAGAGCAGGCCGGACACACCTTCCACCATCACACTGCGGGCATCGCCCAGGCTTTCGCCCACCAGCGCAATGCGCGGGGGCGGCGCCAAACCATCGGAGCAAAACCCCTCAACGAGGCTGCGCACCCATTCTGCCCCAGCGCGGGTCTTGCCGGCGCCGCGTCCGCCCAGCATCAGCCAAACGGTCCACGCACCGCCGCCTTGCGCCAAGCTCGGCGGCAGCTGGTCGTCGCGCGCCCACAGCTCGAAATCGTAATGCAGCCAGGCGAGTTCGCCGGCGCTTAGACCAGCGAGAAACGCTTCAAGCGTCTTGGCCCGGATTGAGTCGCTGAAGGCGGAGCGCAAGATCGCGGCGGAGTCGGTCCGCATCGGGCAGCGCCTCACTCCTTGCAGCGTCGGTTTCGCTCCCCTTCGGTCCCCCATCTTGTTCGCGAGCGCGGTCGTCGAGCTCGACGAGCTTGGCGTAAAGCCGCGCCAGCGAGCTCAAGGTGCGTGCATCACGCTCCGCGTCGGCCGCGCTTGGCGGCGGCGCAGCTTCGTCTTGGGCGTGCGCGATGCGCGCCTCGAGCGCTTTCATCTTTTCGTCCAGCGCTGCGAACAGCCGCGCCATGATGCGGCGCGCGCGGACCTGCTGAGCATTGGGCCGCGGGGGCGGCGGGACGCCGGGCGGGCGGGGCTTGCGACCGGGCGCCAAGGGCTTGGTTCCAACCTCGCGCACCCAGCCTTCCTTGGCGGCGCGGTTGGCAAGCGTCCACCGGCTTGTGCCGAAAGCCTCGGCAATGCGCCTGAGCGACCAGTCACCTTTGACATAGGCCTGCTCGATGCCCTTCCAGTCGGTTGGGTCATGGACGTCCATTGCCGTGTCGATGGTGAGGAACGGTCTCTATATGAGGTGATGCAGTCTGGGTTTGACGGCCGGTTCCCAGCCATGAAAAAGGCGCCTGCCCCTTCCGAGGCGGCGCCAACCCAACTGTCGCGTTGTAGTCGAAACCTACCCCAGGAGCGTCACGCTGTCAAGGACTTTATTCCTAGTCGGATGACGCCAAAGTGTGCCGGACACGGATTCCAGGAGCAGCACATTCGAACTATGCTGCCCTCCGCCCGAACTATGCTGCCTCCGCCCGCCTCAACGTGCGGTGCGCCCCTCCGACGCAAGGGAACGATGCATGTTTGCCCGAAGCGTGATCCTGTTGTTCGTTGTGGGCATCGTCTTGGCGGCCTTACCCGCGCTGGCTGGTCCCGCCGATGTCGAAACGTGTCTGGCGGCGTCGGACAAAGCGACGGACGGACAACCCCTCGCAGATGACGAAAAGCGTGCCGGCCACGAAGCCTGTCAGCGCGCCTTGGCCGACTCGGCCAACATCATGAACAAGTATCACTTGCAAGAGGCCGATTTCGATATCGTCGGCCGGCCCCCCCACTGACCCGGTCGTATTGTCGGAACCATGCGCGCCGCAAGGCGTTGACCCTCGTGTTGGTGCGGCTTCCCTCCCCCTCACCCCCCGGCCGTGCCGGCACGCGTCCCTTTGGAAGGCAGTTAGCGTGGAGAAGCCCGGCTCAGGCCGGGCT